GTCACCAAAATGGAACTGCACGAGGCCGGCGCCGGGGGCGCTGATCGGCAGCTTCTGCGCGATCACCACCGGGAAGCCGAGCAGCCGCTTCTCGATGCCCTGCGAGAGGATATCGAGCCGGTTGCCGCCGGCGGCAGCCAGCAGGTTCGCGATGACGGTGTAGAACATCTGCTGCGACATGTACCATTTGGCGCCGCCGATCGCGTACTGCGGCAATAGCCCCATCAACGATGTCAAATCCTTGAGCACGATCGAGCTCAAGGTGGCACTCGTCGTCTGGAACTTGCCGAAGGTATGCGTCGAATCGACCGCGATCACGGTGGTGCCGCGCATGCCGCCATAGGTCGACGTGTCGTCACCATTGAAGCCGCAGTCGTCCTCTTTCGAGGCGAACGCATAGGCCATCTCGCCGACCAGCCAGTCCGCGATCGCGATCACCGCGTCCTGCTCGATCTCGGTCGACATGCGGGTCAGCACGGCAGCCTTCTTGGCGGTGAGGTTGATGTTGTCCCAGGACGCCTGGGATTCGGTCGCCGCCTGGTTCTCTCCGGTGAAGGACGCAATCAGGCCGCCGGTGCGGCGCGGCCAGTTGAGCGTATCCGATCCCATCGGGACCAGCTGGCATTCCTGCCGGAACACGCCGAATTGCTCGCGAAGGACGATGATGTTGGCCATCAGCTCTTCGGGCACCAGGAAGCCGCCGGCGCTGTCGACGCCTTCGCCCTGGGCCTTGGTGATCGGCACGCCGCGCGACTTGCACCAGTCCTTGGCCTCGGCGTTGTCCAGCAACGTCGCCTTGAACCACATGCCGGCCGTATAGGCCTGATCGACGGCGCGCACCGTGCGGCCCTCGATCTCGCGATCGCGGAAGTTCTTGATGGTGCCGTAGAGCTTGTGCGCGGAGGGCGGCGCAAACGGTGTCAGCCGGTCCTGGCCGGGAACCGGGGTCGCCAGATTGGCGGCGATCTTCTCCGCTTCCTCGACGCGGCCGAGCTGCTTGTTGAGCTCGACAAACTTCTCCTTGAGGGCGTCGTAGATTTCCTGCTTGAAACCCTCGTCTTCGGACTTGCCGGCCATCACTTCGATTTCGTCGGCCGCTTTCGCGAGCATCTGCTTGAGCTCGTGCTTCTTGCTGCTCATCGCATTGTTCCATTTCGCTGGGAGCGCGTGCCTTAAGCGCGCGGATGAAGGGGCATTGCAGTGCCAGCGACGCGATGCGCGGCGCGCCGATCGGTTGACCGGCGGTCGGTGAATTCGGGATAACCTCGGAGCTACGCCTTGACGGAGGCCCTCAGCGCTTTCGCATCTGCGATGCGTTGCTTGCGCTTATCAGCCTCGGTAACGATCGGATCGGGGACCACGACCTCGAGGTCGTTGTCCTGATCGCCATCAGGATCGGCAGCCGCGTTGCTGTCGAGCACATCCTTGATGCACTTGGTTGCGGACGCGTGATGGTCCATTGCCTTGTTGAGCAGCGCCTCGTTGGCGCTGGAGATGCGGCGCCCGGCTTTTATGACCGGCACCGGATTGGATTTGTCGCCGTCGGCGGCGATCTTGGTCTCGTAGCCATCGATGACGGCCTTGGCCTCGTCGAGCACGGCAGCCGGAGCATCCGTCTGATCAAGGCGCCCCTTGGCGGCGCTGACACCGCGCTTGACCGCCTTGAGCGCCCCGCCGACGATATCGGCGAACGGCAGCTTGTAGCTGCCGCGCAGCGCCGGATTGGCCGCGTCATGGATGAGAAACCCGCGCGCCGCCTTGGCGGCGTCGGGATTTTCGCCGTCGAAGCCGGCCTCATCGAGCATGCGCTTGGCGGCTGCGGGGCCGTCCCAGGTATCAGCATCGTCGATCGGCAGATCGCGCGCCGCGCCGACCTTCCAGTCGGGCGCCTCGGACTTGGCGAGATATTTCTGGCGCGTGGTGCGCGGGGTCTTGGCCTGGCGGAAGGTCTCCTCGAGCACATTGCGCGGGATCAGGATCTGGCCGCCCTCATCCAGAACCTTCGACGCCCATTCGCGCAGCGGGCCGGTATCGATGCCCTGCGCCTTGGCCTCCTGCAGCGCATTGGGATTGCAGGGTACTGGGCACACCGAAATCTCCAGCAGCTCCTGCTTCGAGAAGTTGATCCCGAACGGACGATCCTTGTCCTGGACGAAGGTCCATTCCAGCGGGATGAACCCGACGCTCACCGCCTTGAGATAGCCGCCCTTCACCATGCGGTAGATCGAATCCGCAAAGGCGCTGATGTCTGCCGGCATGAACTCGATGTCGCCCATCAGCTTGCCGCCGATGGCGCCAACATTCGAGGCGCGGCCGATCGGTGGCTCGAAGCTATTGTGAGCCCACAACGCCACAGGGTTCGCGGCGAAGGTATCGATCTCCCAGCCGGCCGGATCGATGCTGTCGCCGGAGCGGTCGACCGTGCCGTCGCTGAACACGAAGCGCAGCTTGCGGCTGTCCTCACCGACGGCTTGCGGGTCGGCGGCGGCAACGCGAATGACAGTGCCCTCCGGACGCGCGCCTGCCTTCGCGGACGCACGGAACTGGTCGACCGTCAAGAGAGTCATGCGCGGAATCTCCGATTACAGCGCAGCATCACGGCGCGACGAGCGCAGCGACAGCGCCGAAATTGGTGTTGTCGCCCAGATCGTGCACGACAGCGTGGAAACGCTCGGTGCCGAGCACGGCGATCTCGTCGCTGTCGAGATAGCGGTCCGCCGAACGCGCCAAGGTGATGCCGCGGCGCTGGCCGAGCACGCCGGCCAGGTACATGTCGCCGAAGGCGAGCATGGCCTTGCCGGTCAGCGTCGTGCTGATCAGCGGCAGCTTCTGGGTGAGGATGACGGGGAAGCCGAGATAATGCGGCGTGAGGATCCCGTCGGTCTCGGCCATCGGCAGGTAGCCGGTGCCGCCCGCGAGCCGGCAGAAGGTCTGCGCGAAGCAGGTCTGCGAGCAATACCAGGCCGCATTCGGAATCGAGGAGGCTTGCACCGACGACATCAGATTGCCGAGATCGGTCGAATCCAGCGTCAGGAAAGTGTTGTGCCCGCTCGCCGACGTGACCTTGGCCTTGTTGTGATTGCCGTCGAGCACGATGGAGCCGACGCCGCGCATGCGGCCGTAGGCCGACGTACCGTCGCCGTTAAACGCGCAGTCGTCTTCCTGTGCCGCGAACGCGAACGCGATCTCGTTCGCCACGAAGTCGACCATCTCGGCCGAGGCGTCCTCCTCGAGCTCGCTTGGAATCAGCACCAGCGATCCGATCTTCTTGGCCGTCAGGTCGAGCCGGTCGACATTGGCGAGAGTCTGCGTGCTGGCGGTGTTCTCGCCGACGAAGAAGGCGCTGGTGCCACCGGGACGGCGCGGCACTTGCGTGTTGTCCGACGCCATCGGCACCAGGCGGGCGCGCCGGCGAAAGGCGCCGTAACTGTCGCGAATATCGAGGATGGCGTTCGCGAGATCGGTCGGCACCAGGAAGCCGCCGCTCGAGTCGATGGTCTCGCCGACGGCCTTGACGAGTGGAACGCCGTTCTGTTTGCACCAGGCCGCGGCCTTGTCACTCTGATAGATCGCGGCCCGCAGCCACTGACCGGCGCGCTCATAGCGCGCCTCGACCTCGGGGCCGGATCCTGGAAATGCGCGACGCTTCATTGCGATCTTCCTTCAGCTCGTCGGAACGCTGTCGGCCGGCAGCTCGCCGTCGCTCGGGCGCCCGGCGCCGTCGGGCGCGGTCCCGGTCATATCGCTGCCGAGCGCCGCCAGGTTGAGCGGGGCGCGGACCTCGTCGCCGCCGTCGACCGGCGGCAGCTTCTCGGAGTTGCGGCACTCGTTGGTCGCGTACAACCCCGACAAGAGGCCAATACGGTAGGCGTTGAGCCGCGTCAGCAGGTCCGCGCGCAGCAGGTTGGCTTCGTCGAAGTCGACCTCGATGCCTTCGTCGTCCAAGTCGAACACGTAGCGGAATTTCTGCTCCCAGCGCTCGAGCGCCGGCATGATCGCGTCGTTGACGTATTCCTGGTCGGCCTGCGGCAGGTTGAGACCGCGCAGCCCGTCAGTCCTGGCGAGCTTGTGCGGCGGCACGCGAAAGAAGCGCGCGCATTCCTCACTCGACATCGTGCGCTGCATCGTGAATTCGAGATCGACCGAGGTGAGCTGCACCTGCTTCCAGGTCGTGCCCTCCTCGAGCACCGCAGTCTCGCCGGTGTTTCCGATGCCGCTTGGCGGCGCCCTCGGTGAGCGACTTCGCCACCTCCAGCACGCCGCCCGGGCGTGCGCCGTTCGCGATCCAGCGTGCCGCCTGCTGCTCGAGCCCAATGGCGAGCCCGATGGTGTCGCGCGCGAGACCGATGCGGGCGGGCGAGATGACGGGGCTTCCGAGGCCGAGTCCCTTGAGATGGAAAATCGATTCCGCCGGAATCGCCAGCGGGAACTCCTTGAGCACCGCGTTCATGAAACGGGTGACGCGCGTGACCTGGTAGAAGATCGAGCCGTCCTGACTCTCGAGCACCAACACGTGATCAGGGTCGATCGGGATGAGCTCAGTCGGACGCCCGCGGTTGTCGGTCAAGATCGCCGCATAGGCGTTGCTCTTGAGTAGCACCGCCGCTTCCATCGCCTCGCAGAACTCGAACCAGGTCTGCACTCGGTTGGGCTTGCGGAAGAGCCTCGCGACCGGATGGTCGGTGACCTCGATGCGGCCGCCCTTCGGATCCGGCTTGAACAGCCGCGGCGTACAGCGCGCCGTGTCCTCGGACCTGATCGAGACGCAGGCGAAGATGGTCGGCACCGCCATCGCGGTGCGCTGGTTGACGATGACGCTCGCGGCCGACCTCGAGCCGTACTGCTCGAACCATTCCTCGATCGACATCGAGCTGGCGCCGCTCTTGACCCTGACCGTCGCAGCGCCGCCCCTGCGGAAACGGTCAAAGAAACCCATATCAGG